TAAGCGCGATGGGCCACTGCCAGTGAAGATTCTTCGCAAAGGCGGGCACGTATGCAGGAGCAAGTAGATGCAGAAGTTTCAGACGGCGATCACTGGCCCGACCGGGAACGTCATTCCAAACGCGGTTGTTACTATCGTAACCTTGGGGGGAGTCCCTGCTACTATCTACGCCGGTAACGGCGTCAGTCCCTACCCCTCCAATCAAGTAACGACCAACTCGCAAGGCGAGTTCAGCTTCTACGCTGCCAATGGCCGGTACAGCTATACCGTCGCGGCTACGAACTTCGTCACTGAAGCCTACACAGACTTTCTTCTGTTCGACCCTGCTGACGCCCCGGCTGGCACTTACGAAATTGACACTGAGTACCAGCTTGCTACAGCAAGTCAGACCGTTATCACGCTGACACAGATCACTTACATCCCCGGCAGTAATAATCTGAGCGTCTATGTAAACGGCGTTCGTTTAATACTCAACGTGGATTACGCAGAGACAAGCAGCACTCTGGTCACTATGGTTAACCCGCTTGCGCTGAACGACGAAGTCGTCTGCGTCGTAGGTGCCGAGATATCCTACGCGATAAGCTCAGTAAACGTAGGCTTCCTACAAGCCGGTACGGGTGCCGTGGCACGCAGTGTACAGGGTAGGCTAAGAGATACCGTGTCCGTCAAAGACTTCGGCGCTGTAGGCGACGGGGCGACGGACGACACGGCTGCGATACAAACAGCTTTGACTGCTGCGTCCGCTGCTGGTGGAGCAATGGTATATCTAACCGCAGGAACGTACCGAGTTACAGGGCCACTTTATATTTACTCCAACACATGGGTTTGTGGGGCAGGGCCAGCCACTACGATTTACACAACAAGTCTTAGTTACTCAGCCAGTAGCGGACATCGTATTTTTCATTTGGAAAATGTTGATGACATTCAGATCAGCGACATGATTTTTGACGCTGGAAGCATGACCGGGTTTCTCGGTGGGATGCGGGTAATTTGGGGAGATGGTTGCTCAAACATTACTGTTGAACGGTGCAAATTCATTACGCCGGGTGCGGCAACGGCATTCCTTGGGTGCGACAACTATCAAATTTTAAATAACCACATTGAGATAGTGTCAACGTATGTAGGAGGTGCGGTTCACGACGGAATTATTGACCAATGGGACGGATCGCATGACTTTGTAATTCAAGGAAATCACATACAGTGCAACAGCATTGGGTTGTGGGCGATCTTGGTTACAGGAATGAGTGTCGGCAATATAACAGGGACACCTGTTTACAACTTCCATATCTCTAACAATACGGTACTCAACTGCAAGAACGCAGGCATCTGGGCAATGGGTCGGGCGGGGTTGGCCTATAACTTTACAATATCAGATAACATTGTTGATGGTGTCATTGGCACGTCCGCCGGATTTGGTATTTCAGTAACCGATGCCCATACGTTTACGCTTAGAGGAAATGTCATTAAAAATACGTATTCGGCAGGTATTGCGATGCGGAATGAGAGTCCAACTTACGGGTCTTACGCCGTAAAGTACGGGACAGTCGCAGACAACGTCATTCACACTGCAAACACAGCCGTGAGCGCAAACGTGCAGAGCGGATCCGCAATCTACATTGTTGATAGCAGTGAATACGTTTCTATTACAGATAATGTGGTAATTGGTACGCAACATGTATATGCAATATACATGGGGCTAAATACTTCTAATATCGAAGTAACTGGAAACACAGTACAGTCTGGTACAACAGGGAAATTTGGTGAGGGATCTAGTTCCGCACTAATGATTGTTCCCGGTGGGGTTACTTACACCGCTACTTTCACAAACAATACAAACGTATCGTCCGCAGCCGGGCAAGTTTCTCCACGGTATTGGAGAGACGGAAATTATATTTTAGTTGAAGGGATTGTAGACGTTACGCCAACGGCATCCGGGCAGACGCAGTTGAGAATCTCGTTGCCAGTTGCATCGAACTTCACCGTGGGCAATGAATGCATAGGCTCGGCAGCAACGGTTACCAGTATCGCCGCCGCCATTTATGCGTCTACTTCAACAGATACGGCATTCCTTGAGTTTGTTGCACCAAGCACAACAACGCAGCGCTTTTATTGGCAGTTTCGGTATTTAGTGGTTTAATTTATGACACTCATACTTAATCCTGCCGCCGTCACTAATCTGAGACCCCCGCCATGCCAGAACTAAGCAAAGCCCGTCAAACTTCGATCCTCGCTGACGCCGTGGTAGACACTGAGCAGTTTAACGACTCCGCCGCAGCCAATGCAGCACTTGCAGCACTGGAAGGTGGTGAAAAAACCACTGTCTCTCCTAGCGGAGAAACAGTTTCCGTAGGTTTTACTCAGTTTTTAAGACCAATTCGCTATTCCGACTCCACCACATTTCAAGATCGCAAATCAATAATTACACTGCGTCGAGAAATAACAAATCCTGTCGGGATTGTTCCATCGACATGGATTACTGCAATCGGGAGAGGTGATAACGCATCGTTTAAAGGTGTAAGCGGTGGATTCATCGACGTGCGTGATTCAAATTCTATTTTATCATCAGAAAGAGGGGTTCTTTACGGACTACAAATAACTGTTGCGCCTCGTTTTGCTAGAAATAATATCCCATATGATGACGTAGCGTGCCTTGTTCTACAGCATAACGGGACAGACGCAAGCGCGCATGGAACCGACGCTCTTTACATTGGCAGCAACAGCACATATTTTCCGGGCGGGGCTATGGAATGGGTCACCGGGATGACTATCGGGGCCAATGTCGGGTACGGATACCGTACAACAGGACATCAATTTACCGGATTTAATTCTAGTGGACAAATGCGGGCTGAAGCTGGCAGCAGTTATGCTTTTCATGCCGATGGTGAGGTTCAATCTACAGTCACCAGCAATGCGTACATGTTTCGTTCGTTTCCAAGCGTAAACAATTCGTCTTTTACATGCGATTCCGTTACGCATTTTAGTGCGGCTCAGGGAACAATAGGCGCAAGCGCAACTGTTACAAATCAATACGGTTTTCGCGTGTCATCTTCCATTGCTGGGGCTTTAAATAACTATGGATTTCGATCTGACATTGCAGCCGCAACTGGAAGCTGGGGAATTTATGAGGCAGGAGGCGCTCAAAATTATTTTACGGGAAGAACCATTATCGGTAGCGCTGCAACGGCAGTCTCGTCAGCACTTGGTGTATCCGGAAATTTTCAATTAGTAGGAGGAGGTACGCAAACTTCGGCAATTTTTGCTAGATACAGTGCCGATGCGAACGGTGGATCTTTAACATTTGCCAAGAGCCGCGACACCACTGTTGGAGGTCAGAGTGTTGTTAGCAGTAATGACACTCTTGGAACGCTTGCCTTTGAGGGGTCAGATGGTGATCAACTACACCGTGGCGCAACTGTTACAGCGCAGGTTGATGGCGCTGCTGCCAACAATTCCATGCCCGGAAGGTTACTGTTTTTAACTACTGCTAGCGGATCAACAACTCCAACAGAAAGGCTGCGAATTGATTCGTCAGGCAATGTCATTGGTTTTGTACCGGCAACTGCCCCGGCACTTTCAACTAACAGCACAATGGTTATGAATTTGACCAGTAATACAAATCTACGAATCTCAGTGCGCGGCACTGATGGCACAACTCGCGTAGCAAACATAACTTTGGCTTGAGCATGACAAAAGATTCCTCGGGCAATAACCGAAAAATTGCAACCATCGCATAAGGATTGCCATGACGCTAGACAACGAACAACAGCGCCAGTTTTTGCTGGAGATGTTCAAGCAGGTCAACTTCCCCGGCCAGATCATCGATCTCGCGGTGGAGATCAAGGCTGCCATTACTGTGGCTAAAATTGAAAAGCAGAATATCTAATGACACTCATACTTAATCCTGCCGCCGCGTCGAATGTCCGTACTACAGACAGTACGGCGTTTAATCTCGACCTGAACGCGATTGTCGAGGAGGCGTTTGAGCGGTGCGGTGCAGAGGTGCGCTCTGGCTATGACATGAAGACTGCCAGACGGTCGTTGAACTTGCTCTTGCTGGACTGGGCAAACCGGGGGATTAATCTCTGGACGATTGAGCAGGGTGAGCAAGTACTTACTTACAACGAAGGTACCTACGATATCCCCGTAGACACGGTAGACCTGCTGGACCATGTGATCCGCACGGGTACTGGGACGAACCAGATCGACATCAACATCACCCGAATCTCGGGCAGTACCTACTCGTCGATCCCCAACAAGAACGCCACAGGGCGCCCGATTCAGGTCTGGATTAACCGTCAAACGGGTGCCACTAATTCTCTTGGCGTAGTGCAGTACCCCCAGATCGTGGTCTGGCCGAAGCCCGATAACTCCACTACCTATACCTTTGTGTACTGGCGGCTTCGCCGTATGCAGGAGGCGGGTAACGGTTTGAGCGGCCAAGATGTACCGTTCCGGTTTCTCCCCTGCATGATCGCGGGTCTGGCATATAGCTTGGCGATGAAGATCCAAGGGGCCGAAGCGCGTATCCCCATGCTGAAGTCCATCTACGACGAGCAGTGGGCGCTTGCAGCGGAAGAAGACAGGGAGAAGGCGTCGGTACGGTTTGTTCCCCGACAGATGTTCGTAGGGTGATTTGTGGCTAGCAAATTCGCATCCGCTAAAAACTCTATTGCCGAGTGCGATAGGTGTGGGTTCCGGTTTAAGCTGACACAACTCAAAACGCTAGTCATCAAGACTAAAAATGTTAATATCAAAGTATGCCAAACGTGCTGGGAACCGGATCAGCCACAGCTACAGTTAGGACTGTATCCTGTAAACGACCCACAGGCGGTACGTGATCCACGACCGGATACAAGCTATTATGCTCCTATTACAGGGAGCCGCCTCATTCAGTGGGGTTGGAATCCGGTAGGTGGTGCTAGAGCTAATGATTTTGCCCTGACCCCAAACGACTTGATTGGGCAGGCTAGTGTAGGTACTGTTACTATTTTAACCTCATAGGAGGATTTATGGCCGGTGATAAAGGTTGTGGTCCGATGTCCATGAAAGTCAAAAAGATGAAGGCCGGTGGGCCTACGTCTGGAGACAGGAAAAAGTACGGGCGTAATGTCTCCCGTGTTATGAACCAAGGCAAATCTTCGCGGGGCAGATAATGAGCAACATCAAATCGGTTCCGGTTCCCAACTGTAATGGCTATCCCCAGACTGATATCGGTAAAAACGATGTGATGGTCAAAGGACGTTGGCTTAGCGGCACGGGGCAAAAGAAGTACGACACCATGCGTGGTGCTGGCGCTGCTACCAAGGGCACGAAGTTCTTGTCGGATAGGGCTAGTTCTGAGCTAGGTTAATGGCTGTTTCATATACAAGCCTTACAGCGCTGATTCAGAACTATACCGAGAATACGGAACCTAGCTTCGTTTCGTATATTCCTACGTTCATACAGCTAGCAGAGCAGCGGATTTACAACGCTGTTCAAATCCCCGCGCTTAGAAAGAACCAGATAGGTACTGTTACGGCAAATAATAAGTACCTCACTGTGCCGACAGATTGGCTAGCGACGTTTTCCCTGTCAGTGA